AGCGAAGCAGGAGTGGGAACGGTTATGCGAGAAGCTGAACCAGATTGGTGTGTTGACAGAAGTGGATATGGCTGCGTTTGCGGCGTATTGTCAGTCGTATGCCAGATGGAAGGAAGCGCAGGAGCATATCGACGCTGAGGGTTCCACTTTTGAAACAGAGAAGGGATATCAGCAGCAGACTCCTTGGGTTGGTATTGCGAATACGAATCAGAAGCTGATGCTGCAGGCGGCAGCGGAGTTCGGTTTGACACCGTCTGCCAGAACAAGGATTGTGGCGGCGATTAGTTCTGATAAGGATTCTGAGGATGAGATGGAAGCATTGCTTGGAGGTGGTTCTTAGTGGCACAGGAAACAAGACCAAAAGGGTATCCGAAGCTAAAGAACTACAAACCGAGTCAGTTTATGCTTCCGACTTCTCATTACGATAAGGCGAAAGCAGACCGGGCAGTGAAGTTTATTGAGAACCTTTGTCATACGAAAGGAAAATGGTGTGGTAAAAGGTTCTGGTTGCTTCCGTGGCAGGAACAGTTAATACGAGACATTTTCGGAATTGTAAAGGCGGATGGTAACCGACAGTTCCGGACGGCATTTGTGGAAATCTGCAAGAAAGTGGGTAAGTCGGAGCTGGCAGCAGCCATTGCATTGTATCTGCTTTATGCGGACAATGAACCTTCGGCAGAGGTGTACGGAGCGGCAGCTGACCGACAGCAGGCGAGTATTGTATTTGATGTGGCAAGACAGATGGTGGAGATGTCTCCGGCTCTGCTCAAGCGTTCCAAGATTATGGGAGCGACGAAGCGGATTGTCAATTACGGAAATGCCGGATACTATCAGGTGCTTTCTGCAGAAGTAGGCGGTAAGCATGGTTTTTCGGTGTCGGGACTTGTGTTTGATGAAATTCATACACAGCCGAACCGACAGTTATACGATGTTTTGACGAAGGGTTCTTCGGATGCCAGACAGAATCCGCTTCATTTTATTATTACCACGGCAGGAACTGACAGACATTCCATTGCGTATGAACTTCATACTAAGGCGGTGGATATTCTGGAGGGACGACGTGTGGATCCGACGTTTTATCCGGTGGTGTATGGGCTTAAGGATGATGAAGACTGGGAGGATGAAGCAAATTGGTACAAGGTGAATCCGTCGCTTGGATACACGGTGGACATTGAGCGGTTGCGTGATGCATACCGGGAAGCAAAACAGAATCCCGCGGATGAAGTTACGTTCCGGTGGCTCCGTATGAATCAGTGGGTATCCAGTACAACAGCATGGATTCCTGACCAGATATATCAGAGAGGCAATGAAGAGATTGACTTGAAGGCTCTGGAGGGGAGAGATTGCTACGGTGGGCTGGACTTGTCCAGTACGGGAGATATTACGGCATTTGTGCTGATGTTTCCACCGAGGAACGAAGAGGAAAAGTATATTATTCTTCCGTTCTTTTGGGTGCCGGAGGAAACGATACCACAGAGAGTCAAGGCTAACTCGGTGCCGTATGATGTGTGGGAACGGCAGGGGCACTTGCTGGCAACAGAGGGAAATGTAATTCACTATGATTTCATTGAAAAGTTCATTGAAGAGCTTGGAGAGAAGTATCATATCTTGGAGATTGCGTTTGACCGGTGGGGTGCTACACAGATGGTGCAGGATTTGGAAGGTATGGGATTTACAGTAGTACCGTTTGGACAGGGCTACAGCAGTATGTCGGCTCCGACCAAGGAATTTTACAAGATTCTGATGGAAGGACGGATGATACACGGTGGACATCCGGTGCTCCGGTGGATGGCAGGTAATGTGGTGATTGATACAGACCCGGCAGGAAACATTAAGGTGACCAAGGCAAGGTCGAAGGAGAAGATTGACGGCATTGTAGCGGCAATCATGGCTCTGGACAGATGTATCAGAAATCAGGTGCAGCCACAGGGCAGTGTGTATGATGAGAGAGGATTACTTGTATTTTAGAAAGAGGTGAGCGGTTATGGGAATTTTCAGTGGGATTTTTAAGTCGAGGGATGCTCCGGTAAACAGAACTGCGGGCAGTGCCTACAGCTTTTTTCTTGGGAACAGTACGGCGGGGAAGAGAGTGAATGAGAGGTCTGCGATGCAGATGACGGCGGTGTACAGCTGTGTGCGTATTCTGTCGGAGTCGGTGGCAAGTCTTCCATTGCATCTTTACAGGTATACGAAGAATGGGGGAAAGGAAAAGGCGGTGAGTCATCCGCTTTATTTTTTACTTCATGATGAGCCAAATCCGGAAATGACTTCGTATGTGTTCCGGGAAACTTTGATGACGCACCTGCTTCTGTGGGGAAATGCGTATGCGCAGATTATTCGGAACGGCAAGGGAGAAGTGATTGCGCTGTATCCGTTGATGCCGGACAGAATGACGGTTGACCGGAACGAGAAGGGCGAACTTTATTATGAGTATCAGATGAGTTCGGATGATGCGAAGATTAATAAGGAATCGACGGTGCAGCTCAAGAGGGAGGATGTGTTACATGTTCCGGGGCTTGGGTTTGACGGACTGGTCGGTTATAGCCCGATTGCCATGGCAAAGAATGCAATCGGCCTTGCCATTGCTGCGGAGGAATATGGAAGTAAATTCTACGCCAATGGTGCAGCTCCGTCCGGGGTGCTGGAGCATCCGGGAACATTGAAAGACCCGTCGAAGGTTCGGGAGAGCTGGACACAGACCTTTGGTGGAAGTGCCAATGCAAACAAGGTGGCAGTGTTGGAAGAAGGTATGAAGTATACGCCGATTTCCATTGCGCCGAATGAGGCTCAGTTTTTGGAAACAAGAAAATTTCAGATCAATGAGATTGCTCGAATTTTCCGAGTGCCGCCGCATATGGTCGGTGACTTGGAGAAGTCGAGCTTTTCTAATATTGAGCAGCAGAGTCTGGAGTATGTGCAGTATACTCTGGCACCGTGGATTGCAAGGTTTGAGCAGTCGATGGTTCGTGCACTGCTTTCTGTTAGTGAGAAGAAGGACTTCTTCATCAAGTTCAACGTGGACGGATTGCTCCGGGGGGATTACCAGAGCAGAATGAGCGGTTATGCAACGGCACGTCAGAACGGTTGGATGTCAGCAAATGATATCAGGGAGTTGGAGAATCTTGACCGCATCCCGGCAGAACAGGGTGGGGATTTGTATCTCATTAACGGAAATATGACAAGGCTTGAGGATGCGGGGATTTTTGCACCGGCCTCGAAGAAAGGAGAAGAGAGCGATGAGGAAGTTCTGGAACTGGCAGAGCCGGAAGGTTCTGAATCAGGAGACGCAGGTGGAGACAGTGGAGAGAACGCTTTACCTGAACGGAACAATCGCAGAGGAAAGCTGGTTTGATGATGATGTGACACCGCAGATGTTTAAGGATGAGCTGCAGGGTGGCTCCGGGGATATTACCGTGTGGATTAACAGCCCCGGTGGTGACTGTGTGGCGGCGGCTCAGATTTACAACATGCTTCGTGAGTACAAGGGCAATGTTACAGTGAAGATTGACGGTATCGCTGCATCGGCTGCATCGGTGATTGCGATGGCAGGAAGTACGGTGCTGATGAGCCCGGTGTCCATGATGATGATTCATAATCCGGCAACGATTGCATTTGGTGACCACACCGATATGCAGAAAGCGATTGATTTGCTGAATGAAGTAAAGGAATCCATTATCAATGCGTATGTGATTAAGACGGGTTTGTCCCGTGCAAAGCTGTCGCACCTGATGGATGCGGAAACGTGGATGAATGCAAACAAGGCAATGGAGCTTGGGTTTGCGGATGGAGTGATTCAGAGAGAGCAGAATACAGAAACGGTTGCTTCGGAGGAAGTGACAGGGGAGAGCATCGTGAAGGATGAGGGCGAAAGCCGTAATCCGGAGGCGGTGCTTTTTTCACGCAGAGCTGTGAACAATGCTCTTTTGAATAAGCTGGAGAAACATTACTCCGGCGAAAAGAAAACGGTGTCGGAGCAGGCGGAAATTCCTGTAACGGCAGGCTGTTCTGCAGAGAAACTGAGGGAACGGCTGGAGAGATTAAAAAGATTGGTTTAGAAGGAGGATACTACCATGACAATGAAGGAATTAATTGAAAAGAGAGCAAAGCTGTGGGAAGCAACAAAGAATTTTGTGGACACCCACGAGAATGAAAATGGTGTGCTTTCCGCAGAGGATACTGCCACCTACAACAGAATGGAGCAGGAGATTGAAGACCTGACCAATGCCATTGACCGTCAGCAGAGAGCGGAGAAAAGAGAGGCGGAGCTTAGCAAGCCTGTTAATTCTCCGTTAACCGGAAAGCCGTATGTGGGCGAAAAGGGAGCGGAAAAGACCGGCAGGGCATCCGATGCGTACAAGGGCGCAATGCTTGGTGCGATGCGTTCTAACTTCCGTAACGTGTCCAACGTTTTGCAGGAAGGTGTGGATTCTGACGGCGGTTATCTTGTTCCGGAGGAATATGACCGCAGACTTATTGATGTGCTTGAGGAAGAGAACATCATGAGAAGACTGGGCACCAAGATTGTGACCAGCGGCCAGCACAAGATTAACATTGCGGCTTCCAAGCCTGCTGCAGCATGGATTGAAGAGGGCGGCACTCTTACCTTTGGTGACGCAACCTTTGACCAGATTTATCTGGATGCCCACAAGCTGCATGTGGCAATCAAGGTTACGGAAGAGCTGTTGTATGACAGTGCATTCAATCTGGAGAACTATATTATCAACATGTTTGGTAAGGCTCTGGCGAATGCGGAAGAGGATGCGTTCCTTAACGGTGACGGTACCGGAAAGCCGACCGGTATTTTTGCAGCGACCGGTGGTGGCAACGTGCAGAACAGCCTGACGGCGGCACTTAAGTCCGACGATCTTCTTGATTTCGTCTACGGCTTAAAGCGTCCGTACCGTAAGAATGCGTCTTTTATTATGAATGATGCGACTCTGGCATCCATCCGTAAGTTAAAGGATAACAACGGTGCGTATATCTGGCAGCCGTCCTATCAGGCAGGTGAACCGGACAGAGTGCTCGGTTATGCTGTAAACACTTCTGCATATGCACCGAAGAATGCGATTTCCTTTGGTGACTACAGCTACTACAACATCGGTGACCGTGGTACCCGTTCCTTTGCAGAGCTCCGTGAGCTGTTTGCAGGAAACGGCATGGTTGGTTTTGTGGCGAAGGAACGTGTGGATGGTAAGCTTGTGCTTCCGGAAGCAGTACAGATTCTTAAGCTCAAGACGGATGCTACTGCGTAGTAGGAGATGGAGGGTGGTGCCGTTAATTTACGGCACTGCCCGATTATGAAGATGAGGTGGTTGGAATGGTAACGCTGGAGGAAATGAAAGGGTATCTTAGGGTGGATTTTGAAGAGGATGATGCTTTTATTGAAGGGCTGATTGTTTCTTCCACGAAGCTGTGTATGGATATTGCCCGGTTGGATAAGAAGACCTTTGAGAAGGAAGCATCGAATAAGATTGCCGTGATGTATGCGGTGGCTTACCAGTATGAACACCGGGAGGATGCAGACCATCACAAACTTGTCCTGACCCTCCGGGCGTTGCTGTTCGGGGTTCGTAAGGAGGGATTCTGATGGACATTGCAGCGATGAATGTGAGGATAACATTTCAGAAGCAGGATGTTATGGTGGATGAAATCGGGAACCGGAGCAACGAGTGGACGGATTATTATTCATGTTTTGCCACCATCAGTAATTCTTCCGGAAAGACGGACACGGAATCAGAGGGAGCCGGAACGACACTGGATGAACTGGATATCGGTTTTACGGTGCGGTTCTGTCAGAAGACTTTTGCGGTGAACAGTACCGGATATCGGATTGTATGGAACGGGGATGTGTATAACATCGTGAAGGTGGATTACCTTAACATGAAGAAGCGGGGACTTAAGTTTCGGTGCAGAAAGGTGGAACGGTAACCATGGGAAGGAATTGTGCTATCGGTGATTTGTCCGATGTGATTATGGAAGGACTGGAGGAATATGCAGCCCTTGCCACGGATGATATGAAGAAAGCTGTCCGGAAAGCCGGTACTTCCTTACGAAAGGATATCAGCGAACATGCACCGGAGAAAACAGGAAAATATGCAAAGAGCTGGACGGCAAAAAAGACAAAGGAAACGTCCACAACTTTGGAGTACACGGTGCATTCCAAGGACCGGTACCAGCTGGCGCATCTTCTGGAGTATGGGCATGCAAAGCGGAACGGTGGACGGACGCAGGCGCAGCCACATATCGCACCTGCAGAAGAGGCGGCAGTGAAACAGTTGGAAAATGAGATTGCGAAAGCGTTGGGAGGGCGATGATGGAAGAACTGGT